TCCAAACCTTGGGTTGCATCTAATTATCTTCGTATGCCGCAACGAAAACCTGAATGGGTATGACCTATCAAAAAGGTGATTTTTTTCTTGACAGATATACACAAAAATTCTATATCTTTGATGGAAATGAATGGATGGAAATTATCTCAACGTGTGAATTGAAAAAAATTAATTATGAATCGTGATTTCATCTGGGTTGAGAAGTATCGCCCAAAGACAATTGAAGACTGTATCCTTCCCGAAAATATTAAGAAGACCTTTCAGGACTTTCTAAATAAGGGTGAAATTCCAAATATGCTTCTTGCTGGTCCTCCTGGAATTGGAAAGACCACAGTTGCTAAGGCACTCTGTAATGAATTGGGGGTAGATTTTTATGTTATCAATGGATCCGACGAGGGTAGATTCCTCGATACTGTCCGAAACAATGCGAAAAACTTCGCTTCCACCGTATCGCTTTCGTCAGATGCTAAACACAAAGTCGTCATCATTGATGAGGCAGATAACACAGGAAACGACGTACAACTCCTCCTACGGGCGTTTATTGAGGAATTTGCTGGAAATTGCCGATTCATCTTCACCTGCAACTACAAAAACAAAATTATTGAACCTCTCCATTCCAGGTGTGCTGTCGTCGAATTCGGCACGAAAGGAAAGGAAAAAGCAAAACTTGCAGGAATCTTCTTCAAGCGACTTCAACAAATCTTGGAAACGGAAGGCGTTGAGTTTGATGAAAAGGTTCTTGTTGAAATCATCCAAAAGCACTTTCCCGATTTTAGGCGTGTCCTTAATGAGTGTCAACGATATTCAGTTGGGGGAAAAATTGACGCAGGCATTCTTGCATCTTTCTCAGACATCTCTGTAAATGACCTTATCAAAAATCTCAAAGAAAGGAATTTTACAGAGGTGCGAAAGTGGGTGGTCGGGAACTTGGATAACGATGTTAACAGTCTACTTCGCAGGATTTATGACTCCTGTTATGACTGCCTTTCACCCCAAACTATCCCTGCTGCCGTTCTTATTATTGCTAAGTATCAATACCAATGTGCGTTCGTGGCTGACCAGGAAATTAACCTCTTAGCAGCACTAACTGAAATTATGTGTGAGTGTGAATTCCGATGAATATTCAAATTGAAAAACTAGATGATGGATCATTTATTTGGAATTTGGAAGAAGGAAAAAATCACGTGACTGGATATGCTAATTCTATTGGCGAATGTTTTGAAGAAATTATAAGGCATAGGGAGATTTTTAAATGAACCCATATAAAATTAATTACAAAGATCTAAAAGAAGAACCTGTAAAAACAACTCCAGAAAATGTGAGAGAGGCAAATGAAGGTCTCTTTCGTGCTAAAATGACTCTTCCTGCTGCCGCAAAGCATTGTGGTATGACGCAGAAAGAAATGAAACTAACCTTTTGGGAATATTTGAAGTATAACAAACCTGATTATGATCAATCCCGAACTATTTGATTTTCCTTCTATTTTTGGTGTAATTAAATCTACAGAAGGTCTCAAACGAAATCAAACCAGACCATTACGTGCTGAAGTCCAAGAAATTGGGATTGCTAAGTATAGTGGTTCTCAATTGAAATATGTTGGAGATAAGGAAAATGGTAGAGATTTTTATGGCATACTTGATGGTCTTTACTATGAATCTAAAGGAATGGATGGTCTATTTCAGAAAACCGTTCCTTACACTAAGGAAATTACACTAAAAAACTTTCAGGGTAATAATTTAGGACTTCCTGAAAAGACATTTGATTATATGCTTCTTTGGGATACTAAAAACTATACAGTTGGAATTTGCAGTTGGGATGCTTGTATGAAGCATACAGTGATAAAAGATGCAACTGTTTCTTTTAGAGTTGATTACTCTGATATTACTTTTTTGGCAAAAAATATTATTCCCACAGAAAAGGAAGATTTTTCTGTTAGACTTTATGAATTGATTGAGGAATTGGTATGAGTATGAAATCTCTTAAAACGCCGCTGCGATACCCAGGAGGTAAGTCCCGTGCTTGTGAGAAGATGGGATCATATTTCCCAGACCTCCGCAACTATGATGAATTTCGTGAACCATTTCTTGGTGGAGGTAGTGTTGCAATCTATATTACTAAAAAATATCCCGACCTAGATATTTGGGTAAACGATCTATACGAACCTCTTGTAAACTTCTGGCAGCAACTCCAGATGTTTGGTTATGATTTAAAAAGTGAATTGGTGGATTTAAAAACTGCACATAATACACCAGAATTAGCAAGAGAATTATTTACAAAGTCAAAGGAGCATATCAATGATGAGTCTCAAACGAACTTTAATCGTGCTGTTGCTTTCTATATTGTTAACAAATGTTCTTTTAGTGGTCTCACAGAAAGTTCATCTTTTTCAGAGCAAGCAAGTAATTCCAATTTCTCCCTGCGTGGAATCTACAAATTGTCCGACTATTCCCAGTTAATTTCCAACTGGAGTATTACTAATTATTCGTATGATTACCTGATGGATGGAAACAAAGGTGCTTTTATGTATCTTGATCCTCCCTATGATATTAAAGATAATCTCTATGGTAAGAAAGGTTCTATGCATAAGGGATTTGATCATGATAAGTTTGCAGAAGATTGTGATGCTAATGACATGGATCAGTTGATTAGTTACAATTCTGATCAACTTGTAAAAGATCGTTTTAAGAACTGGAATGCTGCTGAGTTTGATCTGACTTATACGATGCGTTCTGTTGGTGAATATATGCGTGAACAAAAACAACGTAAAGAACTTTTGCTTTTTAATTATGGAATTGAAGGACTGGTTAAATTCGATCAATCAAACGAAGAATCATCTGATTGATGAAGACCCTTCATTAGAAAAAGAATACGCACCTTATATTATCAATCGTTGCCTTTCTGGACATATTGATTGCATTCTTTTTGCAAATGAAATGAATAGATATCACTTTCTTCCAAAGAAACTGCAATATGACTTCTTTATAAATAGTCTGAGGAAAAAGAAGAGATTTTCTCCCTGGATCCGTCAAGATAAAATCAAAGACCTTGATTATGTCAAACGTTATTATGGTTATAGTAATGAAAAGGCAAAACAAGCTTTGAGGATTCTTACTAAAGAACAACTAACATTTATAAAATCGAAATTTGAAACTGGAGGAACAAAATGAGTGTCGTTCAAGAACCTGAAGTGAAGTGGACGCCCGACCAAATGGTGGAAGTGATTCTCAATGAACCTGATGATTTTCTAAAGGTTCGTGAGACTTTGACCCGTATCGGAGTTGCTTCAAGAAAGGAAAAGAAAATCTATCAGTCTTGTCATATTCTTCACAAGCAAGGTAGATATTATCTCGTTCACTTTAAGGAACTGTTTGCTCTTGATGGTAAACACGCAAACCTAACTGTGAATGATGTTCAACGTCGCAATCGTATCGCCCAACTTCTTGCTGATTGGGGTCTAATTGCAATTGTAGATGTAAAAAAAATTCAAGATATTGCTCCACTTAATCAAATCAAAGTTCTTGCTTATAAGGATAAAGGCGATTGGATTCTAGAAACTAAGTACAATATTGGTGCTAAAAAGAAAAGAGGTGAGGAAACCGAATGATTTTGTAGGGAGTTCAACACTCCCTTTTTTTGTATTTCTTGTATAATTAATATTGAACGCCGAAAAGGGTTCTCAAAACATAAACTCGCTTTTAAAGGAGACACTATAATGACTAACCTTTCACAATCACGGTTTACTGCGTCAGATCTTCCGACATTGATGGACAGAATCACGCGAAATAGTATTGGAATGGATGAATATTTTGATCGTTTATTTAATATTCATGAAACTACTTCTAATTATCCCCCATATAATCTAGTTCAAGTTAGTAATGTAGAATCAAGACTTGAACTAGCACTTGCCGGATTTAAAAAGAAAGAAGTTTATGTATATACACAAGATGGAAAATTATTTGTTGAGGGACAAAAAGAAGATAAGGAATCTGATGCCAACTACGTCCATAAGGGACTGGCTCAACGATCTTTCAAAAGAGCGTGGACAATGGCAGATGATACGGAAATTAAAGATGTATCCTTTGAAGATGGACTCCTTACTATCAACTTAAGGAAAATTGTTCCTGAACATCATTCTCGTAAGGATTATCTCTAACTAAATAGAGAAAAGTCTTGTAAAAATGAAGACATATTCGGAATTTATTCAGATTCTTAAAGAAAAAATTGGAGATTTTGGTGCAACTGGTAAATATAAAAAACCAAAAGAAAATTGTTATGGGAGAAAGCAATATTATACAATGCTTGGTAAAGAAGTTTGTGCCTTTAAAAGAAAACGTGAATAATAAATAATTTTGAATATCGTCGGCGCTGGGAGGCAACTGGCAAAAACCAGTTGACGCCTCCCCATTTTTTTGTTAAAATGAATGAATAGATAATTGAGAATATGTCAATTAAGTTAGCACTTTTAAAATCAGGCGAAACTGTTATTTCTGATGCCAAAGAACTTATTTCTGATGAAGAACTTCGGGGATATTTGTTTACTAATCCCCATAAAGTAGAAGTGAGAAAAACCATGCTTTTGGTTGAAGAAGCAGAAAATCCTAAAGGAGACCTGGAGGTATCATTATCACCTTGGATTATTTTAACAAGCGATGATAAAATTCTAGTTCCACCAGATTGGGTTGTTACAATTGTAGAACCTATCAAAAATATAAAAGAAATGTATGAGGAAAAAGTAAATGGAAAAAACTGTCAAGTGTCTTTTACTGAAAGTTGATAATGTAATTATTACGGAAATCGTTGAAGTCGGTTCGGAACTTGGAGAACCAGATTGTAAACTTATTAATCCATATCGAATTGATGTTGAAGGTAAATTAACACCTTGGATTGATATTACGGATCAAAAGGAAATGATGATTCATTCCGATAGTATTCTCACTATTGTTGATCCTAAACCTGAAATTATTAAAAAGTATCTTGAACTAACTGCCTAATGCCGCAAAGATTTTATACTAACGTTCAAATGGTCGGGGATCATTTCTTGGTTCGTGGTTATGAAAATGGAAAACATTTTATGACCCGTGAGAAGTTTTACCCGACTCTTTTTGTCCCTTCTAATAAAAAAACAAAATATCAAACT